TAGTAAAGAAGGAATTCCATAGATGGCAATCCAATTAGTTTCTCCAGGTGTAGCTATTGAAGTAAATGATGAAAGTCAATATGCACCAACCGCAGTAGGTACTATTCCCCTATTGTTTGTAGCAACTGCAAATAACAAGCAGAGCCCAAGCGGCAACATAGCAGAAGCAACTGCACCATCAAATGCTAATAATCTATATGTGTTAACAAGCCAGAGAGATGTGCTATCATTTTTTGGCAGTCCACTGTTCTACAATAACACTAATAACGTACCAATTCACGGTTATGAATTAAACGAATATGGGTTGCTAACAGCATACAGCTTGCTTGGCGTAACAAGTCGTTGTTACGTGATTCGAGCAGATGTTGATTTATCTGAACTTGCAAGTCTTGGAGATCGTCCACTTGCTGCTCCAGCAGATATGACTTATTGGTTAGACTTAACTCCAACACGTTGGGGTATATTCCAGTGGGATGCAACTGAACAGTTATTTGATACAGTTGTTCCTATCGTTATTACAAATACAGACGACCTAAGTGGCGGTGCTCCAAAGAACACTGTTGGTAACATTGGGGATTACGCTATTGTTACAACAAACGATGCAAATCCATTGTTCTATAAAGGTAAAGATGGAAACGGATCCTTAGTATGGGCATTAGTTGGCAGCGATGATTGGAGAGATTTAATTCCAACAGTTGCTGGTACAATTTCAAGCCCAACTAATCTTTCATCCGGAGATACAATTATCATTAATGGTCAAATTGTTACACTTACTGGTGATACTATCGACGATCTAGTTGAAGATATTAATGGTACAGCTATTACTGGTGTCCGTGCTCAAAAAATAGCTGGTAAACTATATCTATTTGCTACAAGCGAAGCTAGCAGTGATGGTAGTACAATAGATGGAATTGTTGATATTGCTAACGATAGCGGTGAAATATTAGAAGCACTTGGTATTACTCCAGGTCCTTACGCTGTTCCAGCAACACAACTAAGTAAACACACTCAAGTTCCACAATGGAAAGCGAACGATTCAACACCACGCCCAGCAGGTTCTGTTTGGATTAAGACTACTGCTCCAAACTTTGGTGCAAGCATTGCAGTTAAGCGTTACAATGCTCTAACAGAAACATGGCAGCTTCTTCCAGTACAACTAGAAGCAACTGATTGGGCTGCAAACAAGTATTTTGACCCACTACGTGGTGGTTCAGGTATACCTGTAGGCACAGTATACGTACAGTATGACGTAACTGCACAAGGTTATGTAACTTACAAAATTTTTGTACGTTCAAGACAAGGTGCAACAATTGTAACTGGTAACGAAACAAACCCTCAAGTTACAATTGGCGACGCACTTGCTATTGCATACAGTGTACCAAATAGCGAAAATTTAACAACTCCAGTAACAATTACAATGACAGGGGAAACAGCAGAAGACTTTGTAGAAGATATTCTAGCTGCTGGACTTGATTATGTAAGCGCACAAGTTAATCCAGACGGAAGCATTGCATTGATTCATACCGCAGGCGGCGTATTAGCAATGTCTAACATAACAGGTACACCACTTGATGATGTTGGTATTACAGAAACAAGTGATTTCTGCCGCGCAGCAGATAACGTATCAAGTGAAGGTTCACTAGTATTTGCTGATCAAAATTCAGCTATAATTGCTAGTAACTGGGTTGCAGAAGAATATGTTGCAAGTGTTACCCCTCCAGGACGTGATCCTGCAGATAAGACTAAGTGGTATTGGGGCGAAGTTGGTGAAGCTGATGTTATGATTCATGATGGTAACACTTGGAAGGGTTATCGCAATGTAAGTATTGATGCACGTGGATTCAACCTAACTAACACAGATCCAAATGGACCAATTTTCTCAGTAACAGAACCAACAGCACAAAGCGATGGATCAAAGCTAGAGTATGGTGATCTATGGATTAACACTAGTGATTTAGAAGTTTATCCAAAACTATATCGTTGGGAAATTGTAAACGGCGAACAGAAGTGGATAGAGATCAATAACACTGATCAAACAAGTGAAAATGGTATACTATTTGCTGATGCTCGTTTTATGGGAGATTCAACAAGCGACGTAATAAACGATGTAATTCCTGAAATTAAGGATTTACTCAATAATAACTATGTAGATTTGGATGCTCCAGATCCACTACTTTACCCACGTGGTATGTTGTTGTTCAATACTCGTCGTTCAAGCTTTAACGTAAAAGAGTTCCGTCGTAACTATTACAATGCAGAAGATTTCCCAGGTGAAGTTCTTCCAGTAGAAACTAACCAGTGGGTAAGTATTAGCGGTAGCAGGGAAAACGGTCATGCTTACTTTGGTCGTAAGGCTCAACGTAACGTAGTTGTAACTGCAATGCGTAGCGCAATTGATACAAACACTGAAATTCGTGAAGAAATGCGTGAGTTTAACTTAATTGCTGCTCCTGGTTATCCAGAGTTAATTCCAAACATGGTACAATTAAACAATGATCGCAAGCAAACAGCATTCGTAGTAGGTGACAGTCCATTCCGTATACCAACTGAAGGTACTACACTAACACGTTGGTTGCAGAACAGCAACTTAGAAGGTGTTGAAACTGAGAACTCACTTGTTACTAGAGATCCATACTTGGGCGTTTGGTATCCAAGCGTGCTTGGTGCAGACTTATCAGGTAACTTGGTTGCAATGCCTCCAAGCTTTGCAGTGTTGCGTATGATTATTCGCAGTGATCAAGCTAGCTTCCCATGGTTTGCCCCAGCAGGTATTCGCCGTGGTGTGCTTGATAACGTAACACGTCTTGGTTATCTAAATGACGAAGGTGAGTTTGTAAGTGTTGGCGTTCGACAAGGCATACGTGACATTCTTTATGAGAACAACGTTAACCCACTAACATTTACTCCAGTCTCAGGTATTATTGCTGATGGTCAAAAGACACGTTCAAGCAGTTTCTCAGCTCTTGATCGTATTAACGTAGCTCGTTTAATTGTTCACATGAGAACAGTGTTAGATAGAGCAGTTAAGCAGTTCTTGTTTGAACCAAACGACAAGATTACTAGAGACGAAGTAAAAGGTGTCGTTGAAAAGTTAATGAACGATTATTTATCTAAAAGAGCATTGTACGACTATGCAGTAGTTTGCGATGAATCAAATAACACACCAGATAGAATTGATCGTAACGAATTGCACATTGATATTGCAATTGAACCTGTTAAGGCAATTGAATTTATCTACATACCAATTCGCATTAAGAACACAGGCGAAATTGCTAGCGGCAGCGTTGCTACAAGCAGACCAGTATAAGGTAAGTTAAATGTATAAATATTTAGGTAACAGGAGATAACAATGGCCGTAGCAAGCTTAACAAGATTTACAGTTCCATTGGCTAGCGATCAAAGCGCACAAAGTCAAGGTCTGTTAATGCCAAAGCTTAAGTATCGCTTTAGAGTGATATTTGAAAACTTTGGTGTGACCGCTGAAAGAACAGAACTTACAAAACAAGTTGTAAGTGCTGCAAGACCCGAAGTAACTTTTGAAGAAGTAACACTAGACGTTTACAATAGCAAGATTAAGCTTGCTGGTAAACCAAGTTGGAGTGATATCAGCATTGTTATCAGAGATGATGCACTTGGTAATGTTTCCCGTATGATTGGTGAACAATTACAGCGTCAGTTCGATTTCTTCGAACAATCATCAGCACAAGCTGGAATTGTTTATAAGTTCACTACAAAGATTGAAATGTTAGATGGTGGCAACGGCGCAGATACTCCACTTGTACTTGAAACATGGGAACTATATGGTTGCTATCTAACAAGTGTAAATTACAATGATCTTAACTATAGTGAAAGCAATGCAGTTGAAATTAATATGACTATTAAATATGACAACGCATTACAGACCCCTCAGGGTTCAGGTGTAGGCGCTGCTATAGAAAGAGTTCAAGGCACTACTGCTACAGGTTAATATTACGTTATATCTCCAAAAAAAGCTCAGCACCAAAAGCTGGGCTTTTTTATTGACTATAAATATAATAATAACTTTAGGAATTTGAATTGGCAAAAAATCCAATACCGGTACCAAAACTTCGTCCTAATAATCTTCGTAACCCAAACGGAGGAAATACTGATGTCTTTAATTTAAGGGATTATACACACTCATCAAAGACATTTCTTTCGGAACCAGGTTACGCTATGGTTCCAAAATTTGGATTTTTATTTCACGTTAGGATTGTTTTTAATCAACCAGGTCAGAGTCAAAACGGTGAAAGAAGTAAGACAATTAGCGTCTTATGTAAGAGTGCTGAACTTCCTAAATTTAACATTGATTTTGATGAACTAAACAAATACAATAAAAAAGAAGTTATACCTAAAAAAATAAAATACGAGTCTGTTTCTTTAACATTTCACGATGATATGAAAAATATCATACGTGATATGTGGATTGCATATAACACTTATTATTTTGCCGATGCTGCTATAACACCTGAAGCGTGGTCACAAGATGATACGTATCTTGAAAATAGATTATTTAATCGCTACGGACTAGATAATAATCAAACTGTAAAGTTTATTAAAAGTGTAGACATTTACAGTATGGGCAATCATAGGTATACAAAGTATAGTTTAATTAATCCTCTCATTACAAGCTTTGATTTTGATCGTTACGAATATAGTGACGGAGCAAAAACAATGGAAACACAGATTCGTCTAGATTATGAAACTGTGTTGTATTATGAAGGCAGTACAGAAGAAATACCAGGGTTTGGTACAGATAGTCCATATTATGATAATAAGTTTAGTACACTTGGTAATTTTCAAGCAAATGTTTCTGAAGAAATTATAGACAAAATTGAAAAAGAAATAGTTAAAACTTCAACGCAAACAACTTTTCAACCTTATCAAAATGATATTAGAACTTTGCCTGTTCGAATTAATACTGATCAAATTAATGCCGTTAAAGCAGTTGCAGCAAATAGTATCCAATCAAATAGACGCTTTAGTTTTCCAACAGCAACTGAATTAAACAATATATCTAGTTTAGTTGATTTAACCGGTAGAAACAGATTTGAAAATCAAGGAAGAATTGCAAGTGTGGGTTCTGTAGTTAGTAACGGATTGCAAATTAACTCTAGATCACCAAGTTCAAACGGTTTACAAACATCTGCAACAGGTAATTTATCCACTTTAATTGTAAATGCAATTATTCCAGATGGATTAACAACATCAGAAAGACAAAAGTTCTTACA